AAAAATCTTTACAACTTACTTGACAAAGGTAATGAAGCAATAGACGGTATACTATCACTTGCAAAAGAGGGAGAACATCCTCGTGCTTATGAAGTTGCAGGACAACTAATCAAGACAGTAAGTGAAGTATCACAAAATCTTTTAGACTTACAAGAAAAATTAAAGAAAATTAAAGATGTACCAAACACAGGTCCTAAAAGTGTTACTAATGCATTGTTTGTAGGATCAACAACCGAATTAACAAAACTATTAAAGAAAAAGAAATGATATTTTTTAGAGTAGGATTAGAGCAAAATATTACTCTTCCGTCTCCACCTATGGATGATGTAGGTGAAGCTGAAGAAGTAAAAATTATTGTTGCAAACAGATCAGCAAAAGATGTTGAATCAATTAGAAATCACGATCAAGAACCTTTTTATGCAATCAGAAAATTTTGTGAAGAAAAAGGTTTAATATTTCACGATGGTGAGTTTGACCAAATCATTGATGAATCTGTTCCTATTATTAGTCATTTTAAAAAACATTTTAATAGAGATAGACCTGTTGAAGTAGATAAAACAATTAATACACTACCGAGTAAAACAAATAAGACAAAATCTTATCCAAGTGGTCACGCTGCTCAGTCAAGATTAATCGCAAGATATGTTGCTGGTAAATTTCCTCAACATGAAAGAGAATTAATCAAAGCAGGTGATGAAGGTGGTTATGGTAGAGTAAAAGCAGGGTTTCATTATCCTTCAGACTATGAAGCAGGTAATTTACTTGGTGAAAAAATGTATGTGTTTATGAACAAGGCGGATTATAAAAAAGAAAATGAATAAACTAGATCAGTATTTAGGAAATCCAAATCTAAAAAAAGGTCACACTAAAACAAGATTTACAAAAAATCAAGTTGAAGAGGTGATGAAGTGTTTAGAGGATCCTAAATATTTTATAGAAAACTATTTGAAGATTGTTACTATTGATAAAGGTCTTGTGCCTTTTGAGATGTATGATTTTCAACGGACAATGGTAGATACTTTTCACGACAATAGGTTTACAATATGTAAATTACCTAGACAGAGTGGAAAATCAACTATCATTGTTTCTTACCTCTTACATTATGTGTTGTTTAACGATAATGTGAATGTTGCAATATTAGCAAATAAATCCTCTACGGCAAGAGATTTATTAGGGCGATTGCAATTGGCTTACGAGCACCTACCAAAATGGATGCAACAAGGCGTTCTTAACTGGAACAAAGGTTCAATTGAATTAGAAAACGGAAGTAGAATCGTAGCGGCGAGTACATCTTCTAGTGCTGTTCGGGGAAGTACCTTTAACATTATATTTCTAGACGAGTTCGCCTATGTACCCAATAATATTGCCGAAGAATTTTTTAGTTCAGTATATCCTACAATATCATCTGGTAAATCATCAAAAGTTATGATTGTATCTACACCTCATGGAATGAATATGTTTTATAAGATGTGGATGGATGCAACAAACAAAAGAAATGATTATGCACCGATTGAAGTACATTGGTCAGAGGTACCAGGTCGTGATGAGAAATGGAAAGAACAGACAATCAGAAATACAAGTATAGAACAATTCCAAACCGAGTTTGAATGTGAGTTCTTGGGTAGTGTTGATACTCTAGTCAATGCAAGTAAAATAAAAACAATGGCAGTTGTTAATCCTAGAAAGAGTCCTATGGGACTTGATGTCTATGAAATGCCAATTAAAGATCGTACCTATGTAACCACAGTTGATGTATCAAGAGGATTATCAAACGACTATTCAGCATTTGTTGTTATAGATGTTACACAAACACCTTATAAGATAGTTGCGAAGTATAGAGATAATGATATCAAACCAATTGTTCTTCCTAATGTTATTAGTAAGGTAGGAAAAATTTATAACAATGCATTTATATTAGTAGAGATAAACGATCTAGGACAACAGGTAGCAGACGCTTTACAGTTTGAGTTAGAATATGACAACATGATGATGGTAACGCAACGAGGCCGTTCGGGACAAGTTTTAGGAGGGGGTTTTAGTGGTAGAGGTAATCAACTAGGTTTAAGAATGACTAAAGGTACTAAAAAAATTGGAACTTCAAATATGAAAAGTCTGATAGAGGCTGATAAGTTAATCATTCAAGATTTTGATATTATATCTGAACTATCAACTTTTATTGCTAAAGGAAAATCTTTTGAGGCTGAGAGCGGTGCAACCGATGATCTTGTAATGTGTTTAGTTATATTTTCATGGTTAGCAAATCAACGATATTTTAAAGAACTAACAAATGTTAATGTAAGGGGGCAAATGTTTACCGATCAACAGAATGCTATTGAGGCAGACATGGCGCCTTTTGGATTTATAGACGATGGATTGAATGATCCAGAGGGACAAGACGGTTATTTTGTTGACGCAGGAGAGGTTTGGCGACCTGTATCATATCGTAAAGGGGAATAGTGTAGTTTTGGTATCATATAAATATTGACAAAGGGTTATAACTAATAAACGAATAAACTTAATATTAAGGAGAACTAAATATGGCTTTTCAAGTATCACCAGGTGTTCTCGTTACTGAAAAGGATCTTACTAATGTCATTCCTGCTGTTTCTACAAGCAGCGCTGGTATAGTAATTACAGCAGAAAAAGGGCCAATAGATGAAATTACTACAGTTTCATCTGAAAAAGAATTGGCTGACACTTTTGGTAAACCAAATTCATCTAACTTTGAAGAATGGTTTACAGCTGCTAACTTTTTAGGATACGGAAATAATCTGAAGGTAGTAAGACCTATATCAGGCATGGTAAATGCCGCTGTATCAGGTACTGCTATCTTAATAAAAAATACAACTGATTACCTAGATAACTTTAGCTCACAAGCTAGTTTTGCTGCTAATGTGGGGGCTTACGCTGCTAGAGAAGCAGGAACATTAGGAAATAGTTTAAAAATTTCTGTATGTTCTAACTCTACTGCTTTTGGACCTCATTCAATGAGTGGTAATCTAGTTGCTGACGCTTCTGCTGCTATCGGAGATACAACAATAACTGTTGACGATGGTAGTTTAATGCAAGTTGGTGACATACTAGAATTTGGAGACGCAAGTGCTGTGCCTTCAACTGACGGTGCGCCTTCAGGTGTCTATTATAAAATAACAGGAATATCAACTCACGTTCTAACAATCGCAAGATTTAATACTGCAACTGGTAAAACAGAAACAGGTGGATTAAGACACGGTATTGTTGACAATGCTAAAATCCTAAGACATTGGGAATTTTATTTTCAATTCTCTGGAGCACCAACTTCAACAGATGATGTTGTTGCTGCTGGCGGATCATTAGATGAAATGCATATCGTAGTACTAGACGAAGATGGTGGAATTACAGGAACTGCTGGATCAATCTTAGAAACTTTTGAAGGTGTTTCACAGGCTTCTGATGCTAAATCTTCTACTGGTTCAAGTAACTTTTTTGCTGATGTTATATATGCACAATCTGAATTTGTGTATGTAATGGATCACGAAACAACACTTGCAAACTCTGGTAGTGCTAAGAAAGGTCAAACTTTTGATAACGCTCAAGGTGACGCCTTTGTTGTTAAGACTTACTCATTGGCAAGTGGTACAGATGATTACGCTGCTACTAATGCTGAGATCGCTACTGCATACGAAAAATTTGCTGATACCGAGAGTGTAGATTTATCTTTACTTCTTTGTGGTCCTTCACAGACAGGTGCTGACGCTACTGGCGACACAAAAGCAACTGCTGTTATGGATATCGCAACTGCAAGAAAAGATTGTGTGGCATTTATTTCACCTGCAAGAACGGATGTTGTTGATGTTGCAAACGCAGTTACACAAACTCAAAATGTAGTATCTTTTGCTGATGGTCTACCATCAACAAGTTACGCTGTAATTGATAGTGGTTACAAATATATGTACGACAAATACAATGATGTTTTTAGATTTGTTCCATTGAACGGAGACATAGCAGGATTATGTGCTAGAACTGACAATATTGCAGATTCACATTTTTCACCTGCAGGATTCAATCGTGGTCAAATTAGAGGCGCAGTTAAACTTGCTTTCAATCCAAATCAAACACAAAGAGATGAATTGTATAAGTCAAGAGTTAATTCTGTAACAGCATTTCCTGGTCAAGGAACTGTGTTATTTGGTGACAAAACTGCTCAATCAAAACCAAGTGCATTTGATCGTATCAATGTAAGAAGATTGTTTATCACTTTAGAGAAGGCAGTATCAACTGCTGCTAAGTTTCAACTCTTTGAGTTTAATGATGAGTTTACAAGAGCACAATTTAGAAATCTTGTAGAACCATTCCTAAGAGATATAC